CAACACCTGACCGCCAGTAACAGGCAAAGTGAAGTCGATGTAAGGAAAGATTCCGTCCATTGGGTCAGACAGTTTGCTGGTAGTTGAGCCAACAAGGGCGTACACCCCGTAGTTGTTCATAAACAACACAGAACGGAAGTAAGGAAACACAGCGTATTTCAGCTTGCTACCAACAGAGGCAGACACGTTGGTGTTGGTAAACAGAGTTGAGCCTGTAGTAGTTACCCTAACATCTGAAAATACGTTGATGCTGTCATCGCCAAAGATGTACAGAAAGTTGTTGGCAGACATCAAATACTGAATGTTGCCGTGCAAGGTTGAGTCAGACAAGGTGATAGCACCCGCAGACACGGACACAAAGTCAAACGGGCTGACAGAAGATGAATAGGTAACCGTGCGTCCTGTAGCCACCCAGACACGCCCAGAAAAGGTTGCCACGCTGACAATAGAGTCAAGGTTGGGTACACCTATAGCTGTAGCTGTAGTGTTGCCTGTGGGCGTAGGTGGAGCGGCAATGCTAACGGTAGGAACAGAGGTGTAGTTGTTGCCCACGTTGGTCATGATGACCGCTGTGATGGCATTACCAGACACTATTGCAGTACCCGCAGCATTTGCACCGCCACCGCCAGTGATGGTGACCGCTGGAGGTGTGTTATAGCCAGACCCGCCATTCGTTACAGAAATGACAAGTGCACCCTTGGTAAATGTCAAGACTTGGGCAATGGCAGTTGCACCGCTACCACCGCCACCCGTGATAGTTACAGTAGGGGCGGCGGTATATCCGCTACCACCATTGTTGATAGAAATATAGGAAACAGCATTGGAAGTGATGGTTGCCGTGGCTGTAGCTTGAACACCGTTTGTTTGGTTGGGGGCTGAGATAGTTACTGCTGGCGCAGAGGTGTAGCCAGAACCTTTGTTGGTAATGCCTACAGAACCTACGCTGCCTATAGAAAGCAAGTCAGTTCCGTTCCAAGTAAACAAGCCTTTGTCTGGGTCACCTATAAAGACAAACTCATTTTTCCACTGGGCAGTAGAAACATTGGCAGAAGAAAATGTGCCAGTGATAGCCACATTGCCTTTTGTGGCACTGTCAATCTTGAAATACTCACCCCGTCCGTTAGCTTCAAAGGAAAGAATGTAGTCTGACAACCCCAGATTACAGCTTTCCAAGGTGGTAACTACATTGCCAAACGATACAGCGGCATTTCCAGAATCAGAAACAGTGGATTGAGCTTGGACAATTTTGATGTTGCCAAAGCCAATAGGCATGGCGTTCTCAATCCATGAGAACTCTTCCTCATCAATAGCTGTCCTATTGGCCTTGGTGTTTAGACCCTTGAAGTTCTTAATGACAGCATAAGACTTTTTTTGTTCTGCTGCTGCCATGATTAGAAGGTGGTGTAGGGGTCAGGGATGCGCCTCGTATAGACAGAATTCAACACTGCCTGTACGTGCTTGGTGTATTCTTGTTTGTAAAGTTCAGCCTCACCATAACTCTGCTCTTTGTACTTGGCTTTGTAAGCCGCATAGAAAGCCACGGGAGTGGTGTAAGGGTCTTGAATAGGGTCAACAGCGTTGGATGTCGCCAAGGACAAAGGTGTCGGCAAGATGGTGCTGTCAATCTCGACAACATAAGCTTGGTCAGGAACTGGGCCTATGTAAATCTGTTGCTGTCCGTAGACAGAGAAGCAAATGGGTCTGCCTACGTAGTTTTGCCAGTAACGCAGTTGAGCGTTGAAGTTTGACCAAGGCAGATAGCGCAAGGGTATGCGGCTATTGCCCCAGTAAATGTTGACGTTCAGGATGTCCAAGGTTGTGCCGCTGGACAGAGTGGCAAACGGAATAATCTCAGCAGGGCCAGAGTAAGTCAGTTGAGCCGTGCCATCAGTGAATGCGGTGGACGGGGGAAAAGTATAACCAGAAGCAGGGTAGGGAGGCGCAGTTGTGCCTGTCGTTCCCGTGGTGGTAACTTCATAAATAAAGATGTTAGAAAACAGGAATTGACCAGCAGTAACAGGGGTACTTTCTGCCCATGCTGTTGCGGCTACGCCTGTATTGGAAATTGGGGTGGCAGTTACTTGCAGGGTACGCAAGCACCCTGTATCTCTCGCTACTCGCTCACGGGCATCGTTGATGTAGTCCGTTAGCTCCGAGGTAGACCAGAAGACAGAGTTTGCATCATGCAAAAGTCGCTGTACTTCCGTGATGTAGGAAGAGAGAGTTGCCATGTTACTTTCATGTTAAGCAACCCTCTGGTTGGACTTTCCCCCCAAGGATTTTTCAATCCTCAAGGGTACTACGCCAATAGCCGAGGGTAACGAGCTATTCTTTTTTGGATTGGTTTCAGATATTTCTATCCGCTTGAACCTCTCCGTTGCTTCTTCAAGTTCGCTGTGGAGTCGTATCAAGCCCAACTGGACAAGATACTTCTCCTTGTCATCATCTCCGTAACCAAGTACATGTTGGGCTGTCTTGAGCGGTATTTCTACCGTCTTGCCAACAGGAAACTCAATCCCGACAAAGTTGTACTCAAAGTTCAAGTCTTTGTCGGAGTTGTTAGTTACATAGACAACTTCTGTCATAGCGTAACAATGTCACCGTACACCGATACTTCAACCGTGTTGTTGGCTGCTGCACCAGTATTGACGCACAAGAACAACGAGCCAGAATAGATTGTTGTGGCGGTGTTTGCCGTCAGGTTCAAATCTTGATACTTGGTTGTTGCTGTAATGTTTGCCAATACAGTTGCATTAGAAACTGCGTTTGCAAGAGCACCATCACTACTGTTAATGATGGTAACGTTTGCAAGAGCAACACTTCCATTTGCGCCAGACACGGTTATACGGCGAACAATGTAGCTTGTACCTACAGTTGGAATTGTCGCAATAGCATTACCAGTGCTTCCCAAACCTGTGGGAGTAGAGGTAGTGCCAATGAGATAATTACCAAAACTGTCAGGATACCGAGTTCCTACAGCATTCGAGTTAGCCATGCTTTCTCCTTAGCTTGCGTAAGTGCTATTTGCTGAGATACCACCATTGATGGTCAGAGCAACAACAGCACCAGCAGCCGCAACAGCAGACTGTGCAAACACGTTCACACCATCAGACAACAACATACCGCCAGTGTTATTGGCGAGCAGAGTCGTGATAGAAGAACCGTTGTTGGCAGTGATGACTACGTTTGCGGTAGGAAACACCAGGTAAGTACCTGCGGGAATCACTGTACCTGCGTTAGCGGCAGTCAGTGATACGTTGGAGAAATACGCACCAGCAGAGTTGGTGGTTGCATTCGCCAGAATGATTTTATTCATTGCTAAAGCCATGTCTTTTTCTCCTTACAGTGAGAGGTAGTTGTAACCAGTCACCTTGGTCATTGACTTAGGCTTGACGTTCACCAATTCGGCAATCATCAAAACTGCGCCAACGTAACCAATTTGCCAGTTCGGGAGTGTGGACTCAAAGCCTGTAAACACAAACGAACCTTGCTCATGAATGTACAGAGACAAGTAGTTGGTGTTCAGAAAGTACACAGTACCTTCAGGACAGTATGGGTCTGGATAGATAGGTACGCCAGCAACCATCAAAGCACGGAAAGCGGCTTGAGGGCCATTGTTGTCACCGTCAAAGCCTGAACCTGGAGTGATAACGTATTGTTCTTGACCAACAAAGTCTTGAGCCAACAGTGTCCAAGTACCAAAGCCGCAAACACCAAATGAAGGCATCTCAGCGCCAGCTTTCACTGTGCCAGAGATGTATTGCAGGATGTTTTGACGAGTGGGGTTAACTGAGCCAGCAGCATACTGAGTGGATTTCCACCATGTGTATGTAGCACGGTCAATGTTGCCGTATGTACCAGAGTTAGCAACAGCAGCGGGTAAACCGATGAACTGTTGTGTGTTGGTGGTGTTGGTGTACAAAGCGGTTGCCATTGCATCCATCATCACGTTTGTAGCATCGTTCATACGAGCTTCAATCAACGGAATAATGGCGGCATCTTGCTGAACTGCGCCTTCCATACCGAGGAACGG